GAGCATAGCGAGTTCGCGGAGCCGGATGAACACGAAAAGGGCGGGGAGGACGCGAAGGCGGGGGCGTCGCAGGACCTGGTGGATCAGGCCATTGAAGACCTGCTGCCCGAAGCGGTCAAAGCGAACAGCAAGCTGGTCAAGCAAATTGAGAACGCCGTGTGCCAGGCCGAAACCTGGGAGGACATGCAGCTCCTGCTGGCCGAGCTGTTGGGCCATGACGCGGAGCAGGACGAGTTGGAAGAACTGCTGGCCAGGATCATGCTGAACGCGGCGGCGTTCGGCGCTCATGCCGTGGAGGCGGACGCCTGATGCCCGTAACCATTGATCCCCTGGCCCCTGCCGAGGCCGTGAAATACTGGAAGGGCAAGGCCCCTGTCAGCGCCAAAGAGTTCCAGGCCATGGACGGGGCGGCCCGCAGTCGGGCTTTTGCCGTGTCCGGGCTGGCCAAGGCGGACCAGATCGGCGCGGTGCAGGCCGCCATCGGAAAAGCCATTGAAGACGGCGAGACCCTGGCGGATTTCAAGGCCCGCATCGGCGACGTGCTGAAGGACCGGGGCTGGACCGGGCAAAAAGCCTGGCGCGTGGAAAACATCTTCCGCACGAATATCCAGTCCGCCTACATGGCCGGTCGCTTTGAGCAGATGCGGCGCGTGGCTCAGGCCCGTCCGTACTGGCGATACTCCGCCGTCATGGACCGGCGCACCCGCCCGGCGCACCGCGCCCTGCACGGCATGGTCTACCCGCACGGCCACCCGTTCTGGGATCAGTTCTACCCGCCTAACGGCTTCATGTGCCGCTGCACCGTGACCACGCTTTCGGCCCGGCAGGTCAAGGCGCGGGGCCTCACGGTCCAAAAGGAGATCCCGGACCGCATCCGCGTGGTGGATCCGGCCACGGGCATGGAATCGTTCGTCACGCCCCTGCCGGACAAGGGCTGGAGCACCAACGTGGGCAAGGACTGGCTGGCCGGGCTGACTCCGTCCGAGCTGGAGGGCGTCCGGGACGTACCGTTCCCCACGCTCTGCCGGTCCGGAGAGTTCTCGGATTCGGTCTGCAAGCCGCCCATCGCCGCCATCGACCAGAAGCAGATCCACGTCGTGAAGGACAGCGACCTGCTGCCCAAGAAGGGCCTGGCCACGGAAGAATACGTCCGGGCGTTCCTCAAGGAATTCGGCATCGCCGACCTGAACGGCAACCGGGTCGTCAACGTGCATGGCTACCCCGTGACCGTCAGCAAGTGGCTGTTCACCGAGAAGACGACCGGGGCCTGGAAGACCAGCTGGACGGACAAGCGCCCCTACATGCGACTTCTGGCCAGGACCATCCTTGACCCCTACGAGGTCTGGTGGCGGCCCGTGGACCACCCCGAAACAGGGAAGATGTACTTCACCCTGCGGATGATCCGGCTCTTTCGCATGCCGTCCTCGAAAAACATCTGCGGATTCAGCTCATTTTCGCTTTTTGGGCGCAACTGGACCGGGGCGACGGCGTTTGCGCCGCGCGGGGACAGAAACCAACGGGTCATCTATGAGCAGGCGGAAAAGGAACGGGCGGGAATACTGATCTATCGTGAGTCGCCCAAGTAGTCCGGTCCCTGGGCCAGCTTCGCGCAGTTTCGATCCCTGACCCCGGCGGGCCTGCCACGAACGCCGACAACACTCACGATATAAGCCGAATCGTAATCCCCGAAAGGAGGGAAGTCAACATGGGCAAGGAAGCCAAGTGGATCAACATCTTCCGGACCGGGACGCATACGGACAGCGCGGGGCGCACCCGCACCTGGTCCGAGGCGGACCTGGAGGCCATCGCCAGCAACTACAGCCAGCGCACCGAGGATGCGCCCGTGGTCTTCGGTCATCCCAAGAACACGGACCCGGCCCAGGGCTGGATTACCGCCGTGCGCAGCCAGAACGGCATATTGCAGGCACAGTTCGCACGGATTTCCGACAAAGCGGCGCGGGGCGTGGAAAATGGAGACTACAAATACGGCAGTCTCAGCCTGACGCCCGACCTGAAAATCCGCCATTTCGGCCTGCTCGGCGCAGTGCCCCCGGCGGTCAAGGGACTTGGGCGCGTCGAATTCGGAGACGAGGGCGGGCTGACCGTGGACATCCAATTCAGCGCGCCGGAAGTCCCGGCGGACACGCCGGAACCACCGGAACAGGAGAAGAACGAGATGACCAAGGAACTGGAAGCCCGGATCAAGGAGCTGGAAGCCCAGGCCCAGGCCGAAAGCGAGGCCCGGAAGAAAGCCGAAGCGGACCTCAAGGCCAAGCAGAGTGAGTTTTCCGAAGCGGAAACCAAGCGCCGCAAGATCGAGCTGACCGCCCGCGTGGACCAGCTCGTGGCGGACGGCAAGCTGCTGCCCGCAAGCAAGGACAAGGTGCTGGCCTTTTGCGAGGCCATGACGGGCGCGGGCGAAGGCCCTGCCGTGGAGATCAGCTTCAGCGAAGCCGAAGGCAAGCGGCCCCTGGTGGACCACTTCCTGGGCTTCCTGGCTGAGGCTCCGACCAACGGCCTGACCCACGAGTTCAGCGCCCCGGCCAGCGGCAGCGAAGACGCGGCCACGTTTGACGGCAACGCCCTGGCCCGCAAATTCTAACCATGGAGGACGATCATGGCGCATGACGCGGTGCTCGGCACCACCACGAAACGCGAGACCCAGATTCTGGTGGGGGACGGGCATGTGGTCCGAACCTACCCCTTTGCCACGGCCCTGACCGGGGTGCTTCTGGCCGGAGCCTTGGTGGCCCTGACCGCCGGGAGGGAGCTGTATCCGTATGGCGTCACCCAGGACACCGATCTGGGCCAGGGCGATGGCGCGGAAAAGACCTTTACTGGCAGTCTGGGCGGGCTCGTCCAGGCTGGGTCCGTCACGGTCACGGACGGCACGGAATCGTTCGCGGACGACGGATTCGGCGTTTTGACGGGCGATGCGGGCGGCACGGGCAAGGTCAACTACCTGATCGGCGACGTGTCCGTGACCTGCAACGCGGCTCCGGAAAACGGGGCGGCGGTTTCCGCCAGCTGCACCCATTGGTGCCGGGGCTGCCTGGTCCGGGACGCGGAAATCGGAGCCGTGGACGGCGAAGTGGTCACCAGCGGTGGCGTGAACGCCGCTGAACTGACCATGCCGAACGGCGACCCGGCTACTGCCGCCGCCCTGGCGGAAATGGAATTCATCGGGCCTTGGCCCGCATAAGGAGGGTTTTCATGTCCCTGATCCTGTCTCTGAAACAGTTTTTCACCGCCGCGAAAATCGCCAAGGTGATCGAAACCGCCCCGCCCACGCCGTGCACGGTGCTGGACAGGCTGTTCCCGGAGGCCGTGCGCCAGCAGTGGGACAGCCCGGTCATACCCGTGGAGGAGCTGCTCCAGAACGTGGGCGTCATGCCTGTGGTCTCGCGCGGCGGTCAGCCCGCCATGCTCAATGCCGAGTCCTCGGTGGGCACCTACGTGGAGCCGCTGCCGCTCAAGATCGCGTCCAAGGTGGACGCCGTGAGCCTGAACAACCTCAAGCTGGGCAGCCCGCTGACCCGCGAGCAGTGGGCCAGGCGCAAAACCCTGGCGCTGCGCCGGGCGGTGAAGGCCTCCACGGAAGCCATGGCCGCGCAGTGCGCATTCGACGGGCATATCCAGTACCCCATGCTTCTGGATAGCGGCTCGTACCAGGACTACACCGTGGCCTACGGCGGCGAGTCCATTCAGACCAAGAACGTCACTGCCGAAGCCAAGTGGGACCACGCGGAAATCACCAGGGCCAAGGTCTACAACTTCCTCAGCTCCCTGGCCACTGATCTGGACCGCTCCGGCTACGGCGGGGACAAGATCGTCCATGCCGGTGCCCTGGCCTACGGGGCGCTGCTGAACCTGCTGGAGTCCGAGAAGGAGAGCAAGATTCCTGCCCGCCTGGCCGAAGACGGGGCCATCATCCTGGGCAAATTCAAGATCTACGAAATGTCCGAAACCTGGAAGAAGCCCAAGGACGGCAGCACGGTCCAGAAGCTGGCGGACAAGGAAATCCGCATGAACACCATGGGGGCCACCGGCCTGTATTATGGCGCACTGGACGATCTGGACGCCAACCTTCAGCCCCTGCCCCTGTTCGTCAAGCCCGTCGAGGACAAGCGAGGCGGCAGCCTGGAGCTGATCGCCCATTCCAAACCCCTGCCTGCCATCGCTCCGAGGAGCGTGATGAAGGCCGTGGTGCTCACCTAGCGCAAAACCGTTCCTGCCGCTTCAATGGGGCGGCAGGGGCGGTGAGCCGCGCCGAGCCTTTTGAACCAGTTCAAAACCAGTCCAAAACAAGCGAGAGAGGCATCCGTGTACTGCCAGCGCACCGACCTGACCGACTACGTGCTCGACGCTTACCTGACCGCTGCCGAGGAGCAGACGCCCGGCATCGTGGACAAGACCCTGGTCAACGTGGCCCGCGAAATCGACGACGCCCTGCGCGCCCGGTTCGTGCTGCCCCTGGCCACGGTTCCGGGCACGCTGACCCGCATCGCCGCCGTGCTGGCCGCGTACCGCATTGTCGGGGCCATCACCTCGGTCATGTCCTCGGAGGGCGGCGCGGCCAACGAATGGATTCCGCTCCAGACGCAATACAAGCAGGCTGTCCGCGATCTGGAAGCCGTGCGCAGCGGCGCGCTGAACATCGGCCTTCAGGAGCTGGGCGAGGAGAGCCGCGTGGACGGCGAACTGGAAGTGCGCACCCGCCAGCCCCTGTTTGACTTCCGGGGCTGGTGATGGGCGGCGCAAGCTTCAAGCTGGATTGGAACGGCCTGGACCGCGCGCTCGGTTCCGCCGCGAACGTGGGCGCGGGCGCGAAACAGGCCATGGCTGAAATCGGCGAGGCCCTGGTATCGTCCACGGTGGAGCGCTTTGAAAGCGGCGAAGGCCCGGACGGCACGTCCTGGAAGCCTTCGCAGCGTGCGGAAAAGGAAGGCGGCAAGACTCTGGTGGATAGTGGGGGAAGCGGTCTTATGGGCTCCATCGGGTACGAAGCCAGCGCCGCCAACGTGTCCGTGGGCAGCAACAAGATTTACGCCCGCATCCATCAGTTGGGCGGCAAGGCAGGACGCGGCCACAGCGTGACGCTTCCGCCCCGGCCCTACGCCGGATTTTCCGAAGAGGACATCAAAGAGGCCCGCGCCATTCTGGCCGGGCATCTTTCCGCGCTGCTAGGCGGGAGGGGAAGATGAAATACACGCCGTATCTTTCTGTCGCCGTGACCAATGTCGCCATTTGTGCACTGATTGCCTTTGCCATTTGCTGCACAGGCAGCGTCTGGTCCCTTCTGGGGATGCTTTTGTTTCATACCTACGTGAATCCCGAAAACGAGCGCATCAAGTTGGAACGTGCCCGGCTGGAGTACGAAAAAGACCGGAAGGAAGGCCGATGAGAGAAACCGCCTTCGCTATTCTCCGCGCTGCTGCTGTGGCCGCCGGGTTGCCGGAAACCGCAATCATGGACGCCCCGGACAAGGACGGCGTCACGCTGCCCAGGCGGCGCGTGGAATGTTCCACCCTCACGGAGCAGTACGTGAGCAGCGGGCGTTTTGTGGGCAAGTTTCCCACGCCCGGCAAGGTGCAGACCCATCGCACCCTGCGCCGCGCTCGCTATGACATGCGTCTGGTGGTCCGGGCCGCGATCCGTGCGGATGACGAAGCCTGGCTCGCGGCCTTTGCCGAGGCGTTCCTGCTGGCGCTCCCCAAACGCGTCACAGACGCGCATGGAAACCGCGTGACCGTCAGCGTGGACAAGGCCGAATACGGCGGATTCACCCGGCGCATGGTGGAAGCCTTCACCAAGCGCAACAAAACCTTTCACGTCACATTCACGGGCATGACCACGCGGGACAGCGAGATCCCGCTGATCCGCGACGTGACCTTCAACCCGACCTACAGGGAGGCGAACAATGGCCAAGAGTAAGGACAAACCGCAGCTGTATCCCCAGAAGCTCTACCCCGTGGAAGTGCTGGCAGGCGATCTGCCCGCCTGGGAGCTGGCTGCCCTGCGCCAGGCTGCGGGCTGGCCCGATGGAAAACAGGTTTCCGAGGCCGAATTCACTTCGGCCCTGGATCAACTTCGGAGCCGTCCCCAGGGCGGCGGACGCCTGTAAGGAGGCGCGAACATGAACGATGTCATTGAATATCTGATCGACGGCAGCAGCGGGCTTGCGCCGGGCAGCGTCTCCGGCACAGCCCTGGTGGCCGGGGTCTGCTCCGCCGGGACCGTTGGCAAGGGCTACCTGCTCGGCAAAAGCAGCGATCTGAACGCGCTGCTCGGCGTCGGTCCCCTGGTGGATCGACTGCGGGATCTCTTTGCCACGGGCGGCCAGGAACCCATTGTCATTGCCGTGCCCGTACCGGGCCTGCCCGGCGGCTACATCGGCGCGGTCAAGCACACCAGCGCCGGGGCCGAACCCGGACCCGAGGCCAGCGCCAGCGGCATCGGCGCGGGCAATGCCGACGCCGTGCTGGAGATCGTCACCAGCGGCCAGCTCGGCACCGCCACCTACAAGCTCAGCCTGGACGGGGGCGCGACCTGGGAAAACGCCACGGCCACCCCGGCCAATGGACAGGTCACCTTGGGTGCGTCCGGCGCCATCCTGACCCTGGCCGAGGGAGCGCATGTTTCCGGCGACCGCTACGCCGTCATCGTGCGCGGTCCCATCGGTCCGGTTCAGCAGGTCGGGTCCGGCCCGGCCATTGACGTGACCGGAACTGTTCTGGCCGCTGCCGAGGTGGTCCTGCGCATCACGGCGGCGGGAGGGCGCAATGTCGGCACCTATCAGCTCTCCACGGACGGCGGCGACAGCTTCGGCATGGTCCGTACCCTGCCCCTGGACGGCGCGATTCCGGTTCCGGGCGCGGGCGTGAGCATCACCGTGCCGGACGAGGACATGAGCCTGGGCACGGAATACAGCGTCCGGCTGAGCGCTCCGGTCCCGTCTATCACCAGCGTGATGACTGCCCTGGAAACCCCGCTGGCGCTCTACGACGTGGAATTCGTGTACCTTGTCGGACCGTCCGACGCGGTGGACTGGGCGGCCTGCGGAGCCAAGGCGGATGAACTGTGGAACGCGCACCGGCCCACCTACTTCAAGACCGAATACCGCCTGCCCCGCGACGGCGAGGATCTGAACGATTGGGCTGCCGCCTGGAAGTCCGAGCGGGCCAGCTACGCGCACCGCTTCGTGCAGAATGTCGTGGCCTTTGGCGAGGTGGCCGAGTCCACGGGCCAAAGCCGCCTGCGCAATTGGGGCGGGCTCCAGGCGGGACGCGTGCTGTCCGTCCCGGTGCAGCGGGCCACGGGCCGCGTGCGCGACGGCGGCATCAGCCAGGGCACACTTCCCGAAGGCTGGAACGAAGGCATCCAGAGCATCCTGGAAACCGCTGGAGCGGTCACGGCCAAGAGCTACGCGGGCCTGACCTCGCCCTATTGGGGCGACTCCCGCACCATGGCCGAGGACACCAGCGATTTCCGTTACGAGGAAGTCCTGCGGGTGACCTTCAAGGCTGTGCGCCTGGCGCGCATCGCCGCGCTCAAGGGCATGTACGACGAAGGAGGCGACCCGGCCCGCGAAGGCGGAGCCACGGGCCTGGAAGCCCTGAGCACGGACATTGAGAACGCCCTGGACACCATGACCAAGGCCAAGCCGAAGGAGCTGGCGGACCGCATCGTCACGATTCCGCCCGGCCAGGATATCGTGAACAACGGCGTGGGAGTCGAACTGGACCTGATCGGCATCCCGATCATCCGCAAGATCAAGCTCTTCACGCGCTACATCTACGCCGGGTCCAGCTTTGACCCGCGCATTGAGGGGGTGAGCTGATGGCTGTCAACGGCGTGCTCT